AAGAAGACAATTCATTAATTAATCTATTCATTACCGTATCAATCGCAAAGCACATGGCACCAAACTCAGCAGCTAAGCGTGCAAAGTTGGCTAAGGCGGCAGCGTCTAGCGTTGGACCAATACTCACCACAGTAGGAGGATGGTTAACTCCCGCATTTCTAGCGGCTAAGTTGACATCATTGCCCTCAGTTGGTGTTGCGGTCGCAACGAGCGTTTTGCCGTATGTCCCTTCCACCCTTCGCTCGGTTGCCAGCGAACTCCATTCTTCTTTCTTTCCAAAACCCACACTCAGTGGACTGATTGTTTCAGCCACTGCAACCCATGCACCATCTTTTGTTCCTTTGATGGCTGCATTTACTGCTCTTTCCATAGTTGAGATGGGAATGGTCCTTAAATTCTTCAAGACTTTGTTCATGATGCTGAAGCGAGATCCCTCAGTCATCCAGTCTGAAGCGTATAAGGCCAACTTACGGAAGACCCAATTCAGCATCGATCTTCCTTGGAACCTTGTTCTTTCTGCCCTAAGTCTGATTTCCTTAGTCTATGACAGAAAGCTTGCCCCGAAAGGTAGACTAGCCAAGGCGAATCGATGGATTTCCCTGACTTTTCTTCTTTCGAACATGATTAGAATGTATTGTGTGATGCACTACTCATGGTTAAAATCGCCCATTGGTTCGAGATACGCGACCAAACTCATCACGACTTCTCTGCAGTCTGATGTTTTAACCTCTTCACAGCAGAGACAAGTGTTTGTTGACCTGCCATTGGTGAAAGCGAAGCCAACGGTCAACCATACACATGGCAAGAGTGCCGCTGAGAGAAATGCAGGTAGTGCTACCGCAGCCTTAGCAGCAATGAGTCTTGGTAAAGAGCCTTATTACATCCAGATGTCAGCATCGGATGTGAGAAAGAATAGACAAGGAGCTCGAAGCTACCACTGGATTAAAGACTTAGGTGTCGAAGCCCGTGGTTTTGCGTTTGACCCTGTCAACCAAGCGGCTGTTCTTGTTGATGTAGACCATTACGTTGACATGCCGAATCTTCTTGCCCGGTTCCCGGGAACGTACTTCATTTCAACGTTCCAACCTTCTGCATCAGCTTGTTCAGAAGGAGAGTTCTCTTTTCGGTTCCTCGAGAATAACCGTGTTCAATACCGCGTCAGTGGAGGCGCTGAGTATGAGCATGAGGTTTGGGACTTTAGAGGGGACACAATCCTTGCGGAGATTAGCTCACTCACAAAGCGGACAGTAGTCGCTTATCATGTGGACCGCAAGAGATTGCATGATCATCATCAGTTGGTGATGCTAACAGTTATCGGCCGCTTTGAGATGCCTTCGATTATTCCGACAAGTGCTGTCATCGAAGGATCCCCTTTGAAGCGTCTGCGACCCGTCATAAACGGACATGTTGTGATGGACGTGGTTAAGCCGACTGGACTGTTCCGAAGCATTGCAATTTGTGGTGATCACACGAGTGTAACTCTACCAAAGTCACAGTTCGACGCAGCTCATGCGGTTGCTTCCGTCGCAAAGGTGCCTATCACCCCAGCGATGGTCGCGAGCAATATTGCGCCATCTGATGCAGCAGGTCTTCCCATGGATAGATTAGATCCAGGGCATGCTGCGATCGTTGCTAGTTACATTAGGGCCGGTATTCCCGCCAGCCCGCCGGTGGTTTATCCCCCATCAGAATGTGTCGTGCCTGTTTACTTTGCGAAGCACGATCATGATGCACCGGTGCCCATGAAGGCGTTTGGCAGCCCATTGATTGGACCTTGCTATGCCTACGCCTCTTCGATCGCCAGCGACGACAGATGTGTCGCTGGACGCATCGAAAAGTTCACTTCTCGCCCCACACCCGTTCTACCTCCCAGTTTAGCTGGATATATGAGCGAGTTCGCAGAGCGACTCATCCCGGTTCCCCATTTAGGAATGCCCTTGGAGCTCGATGAAGTCCAGAGAAGACAGGATCGCCCGTCTCAGCGCCACATTTTAGATGAGGCCTCTGTTTCGGGTTCTTTCTTTAAGACCATGATTAAAGCGTTCATAAAGAAGGAGACTGCGGTTAAGCCCAGTGATCCGAGATGTATATCAACTCTAACGCCTCAGGTAAAGCTATCTTACAGTGCTTACTTGTACGCGTTCCATGGTGATGTCATGTCCCGACAGCCATGGTATGCATTCAGATACACGCCAATCGAATGCGCACTAAGAGTGTGTGATGTCGTCTCAAACGCAAAACATGCGGTTCCGGCAGACGCGAGTCGTTTCGACGGCCACGTGAATCGCAATGCCCGCATCTTCGAACGAGTTGTGCTGCTTCGACAATTCGATCGCCGTTATCATGCGGAGCTCAATGAGCTATTAGACAAGCAAGTTGGAATTCCCGGAGTCACCACTGAAGGCAGAAAATATGCCACTGGTGATACTCGAGGATCTGGGTCCCCTGAGACCTCAGACATGAATTCTACTGACTCAGCCTTCATTGGATATTGTGCATGGAGAAGAACTATTAATCCTAAAACCGGACAAGTTCACACTCCCGATGAAGCCTGGGCGAAACTTGGAGTCTACGGAGGTGACGATAGTCTTGAAGGTGAAGTCGATCCCGAGGAACTGCGTAAGGCAGCGGAGATCTTTGGACAGGACTACAAGATTAAAGTCATCAAGCGAGGAGATATTGGGGTAGAATTCCTTAACCGTCAGTTCGGACCTAATGTCTGGACCGGTGAACCCGATTCCCTCGCCAACCCATCGAGACTTCTCTCGAAGCTATGGGTTGGACCGGCAGTCCTACCTCATCCACTCGAACGATTTGCGGAAAGATGTTCCGGCTATTATCGAATGGATCGCAATTCACCAGTTATTGGGGAGATAGTACGTATCGCCCATAAACTGCTTGGAGAGCGAGCAGACGGGGTCTTGATGCCCTGGGCCGGAAGAATCGAGGCTGATTCTAACTGGCCGAATCAAGACTCGGGTTGGTTCATTGACGTGTTCAATGCGTCTATTCCAGATTTTGACTTTGACCGATTCCAAGAATGGATTTGGAGCATAGAGTATACCAAGAATGCGCAGTTATTGCTGGCTGCCCCTCTATGCACCTCGGCGAAGCCTGATCCGGAGCCCAGCTCAACTTGCGTCCTCGGTGATCAGATCGTTCACGTTGAGGAGAAGGCAAGCCCTTCTGTAGAGCAACCACCACCAGTCACCATCACTTTCGGGAGCCTGCCAGCGATGGTGATTGAAGCCGACAAACTGCAGCCCGTTCTTGAGAAGAATGGTCTGAAGCAGAAGAGAGTTAAAACTGCCAAGACCAAGGCTAAGTCGGAAGCTCAACCCAAAGAAGTCAAGCGTCTCAAGACGGATCCTCGAACATGGACGATGCCAAAAGAGCCGCGCGACGGACCTGCTGCCTGGGAAGATTATCGCAAACGCATGATCGTCCGCTGGGAGAAGCAGGAGGAATGAGCCTGTTTGTCTGAGAGCTGTCTCCAGACGTTAAACTAACAACAGCAATGGCCGAGTGTTTCGTGCATTGGGCGGACGCGCCCCTTCTCACGAAAATAAACAAGAAAGAGAAAAGAATTTAATTCAATTCGAATTTGTTTGTAAGCAATAAGCCTTCACTCATTCACACTGGATCTTCGCCAAACCCACGATCAATTGCCCATAGACATTGAAGATTGTGATACTGCACTTCCAGAATGCCACCCAACAAGCTCCCAAACCAGAAGCCCTCCAAAGCCCAGCGATCTGCGCAGTCAGCCAGAGATAAGAAATCTGCTCAGGCGCGGATGGGTGCTTCAAGTAGTTCCCGTTCTCAAGCGAAAGGCAGAGCAAGACGAGCCAACCCTGGTGGGATACCGCCAGTCGCTGGTTTCTTTGCGCCTGTTTCGGAAGGAACTATAATGAAGAGCGTCAAGCCTGTGTTCCAACGCTCCTCATTTATGTCTCAGCGAATTATTCATAGAGAGAAAGTCGCTAAGCTCACGTCCCCTGGAACAGGAACGTTCACTGTACTCGGAACGTTTCCCCTCAACCCTGGAATGCCTCAGACCTTTCCATGGTTGTCAAATGAAGCCCAAGGTTGGGAGAGCTATCGCTTCAACCGCCTTAGGTTCATTTGGGTTCCCACATCTGGCACCGCAGTTGCTGGGAACATAATCATGGCGCCAGATTACGACGCCGCTGATGCTGCCCCTGTCGGTGAGACGTTCATGTCTTCTTACTCAGATTGTGAGGAGGCTAACATTTGGGCTCGGTTTGCGGCCGAACTCGAAAATGCTCTGCTTAATGGCGAGCTGAAGCGACACTATGTTAGACTAGGAGCTTTAGCCGCCAATTTGGACATCAAGATGTATGACTCAGGAAACTTCTTCGTGTGTTCAGCAGATGACGCCGTCGCCAACTCCGGAAAGTTGTGGGTTGAATATGACGTGGAGTTGTTCAACCCCCAAGTACCACCTGGTGGCTTTCAAGCATCGGGTGCTATGCAAGCCGTCTCTGGACTTACGGCTGCAGCACCCTTTGGCACTACAGCGACTCAGTTGCAGACTGGGCCGATTGCCATTTCTGCTGCTAACCAGGTTGTTACCCTTGCCAATGTTCAAGTTGGACAGGAAGTGCTTGTGTCCGCCGGAATTCAAGGCACTGTTATCACAGTGTTTACCGGCGCAGCAACTAGTGGATGCACTTTAAGAGCCGATATCTCAGCAACCACTATGGTGAATGCCGCAGGGACTGGTGCCGTGGATTGGCAGACTTATGTCATCACTGCACCCAATCCCACCATCACCTACTCCACCACTGCCACTACAGTTACTACTGCTCAGATTGTCGCAACTGTGTTGGCTCCAATCCCCGGCTTTTAGATTAGAAAAGCCTCCTAACGGAAGGAAAACCGTTCAAACCCGGCATCATTGAATGTTTTGATGTCGTCAGACGCC